TTTTTCGCCGCTGCAAGGCTGGCGAGACTCCTGGCTTCCCGCGCTTTCGCGGGCGCTTCCGCTACGATTCGTTCACCTTCACGCAGGGCGGCTTCAAGTTGACCGATGACGACAAGTTGGATATGTCGAAGATCGGTCGGGTCAAGATCGTCCTGCACCGACCGGTCGAAGGCACGGTCAAAACCCTCACGGTCAAGCGCACATCCACCGGCAAGTGGTTCGCCAGCTTCGCGTGCGAAACGGAGGCCGCGCCGCTTCCTGCCAATCCCAAGGCCATCGGCGTGGACATGGGTCTGACCAAATTTGCCACCCTTTCGACCGGCGAGGCCATCGAAAATCCCCGCTTCTTCAAACAGGCCGAAAAGGCGCTTGCCAAGGTGCAACGCAGGCTCGACAAGGAAACCAAAGGCACGCTCGAGCGCCGTTTCCGGCGCAAGGCCGTGGCCTTGACCCATGAAAAGACGGCCAACAGGCGTAAGGACTTCGCCCATAAGCTCTCACACCGACTCGTCAAGGACTTCGGTACCCTCTGTTTCGAGGACTTGAATATCACCAAGATGGTAGACGGATGGCTCGCCAAGGGCATCCATGACGTTGCGTGGAACCAATTGATCCAGTTCACGACCAACAAGGCAGCATGTGCCGGTCGGTCGTTCGCGTTGGTCAACCCCCGCAACACAAGCAAAATGTGCTCCCGGTGTGGGGTACTGGTCGATAAAGACCTGTCCGTTCGGGTGCATAAGTGCCCTTCTTGTGGGTTGAAAATGGACCGCGACCACAATGCCGCTCTAAATATCCTGAGACTCGGGCTAGAGTCTCTTGCTCTGGGAGCATAGAAGCCCCCGGCTTGAGCCGTGGGGAGTAGTCACGACCCGCCCATCAATAAGCGCCCTCAGCCAACCGGCCAAGGGCGCTTGTAACGTAATTGCGAGATACAGCCACCCACCGGGCGCCATATTACACGGAGGGAGACTATGCCGCCGCGCCAGACTCCGGCGTGGTCCCAGGATCGCCAGTCGGCGCCGCCACCACGCCCGCAGCCACGGCGGCGAAGTGCAGACCGATCTCCGTGTCCACAGCCAGGTCCACCAGCCCCACGACGGCCGAGCTAACCCAATCAGAGGCGCCCAACCGCGCCAGTTCTGCGGCAATGCGGGGATTCAGGAAGGCGTTAACGGCGGCTTTTTTCTCGTCCACCGTCGAGCCCGGCAGGCGGGCAACGGTGAAAGTCAGGACGGCGTCGACGTCGGCGAGCAGCTCGCCAACGGTCTGAGGAATCTGGGGCATGGTGTTTCCTTTCGTGAAAAGACGTACCAGGGGGTCGAAAAACGCGGGAGGCTCCCGCAGGAGCGCCAGGACGTGAGTGAGGGTCAGCGCCGGGCCTGCTAGCCACGGCGCCCAGTCGGGGATATTCATAACTTGGGCACCTGAAAGCCAAGGGGTGGCGTGGGTGGCGCGGTGGGCTCGGGCATCTGGAACACGACGGCGTGTTGGAAAGTTTCGATAGGCCAAGCCACCAGCGGCGCGGGCTTGCGGCGGCGGTCGTCCATGCCCTTCATTAGGTCTCCGACCAGTGCGCCGGCCGGGTCGCCGGGTTGGTATCCCAGTCGGCGTGAACGAAAAACCCGTGCCCGTTGTAATAGCGCCCCGTGCCGCCCGCCACGTAGGCCGGAACGCCGAGCGCCTTGGCGCCGAGGAAGTCCACGCCGGCCGCCGTCTGCTCGTTGGCGCCCCGGTCGATGGCCTTGCCTTGTATGTGCTGGCTATGTGGCACGCCGCCGACCTTGGCGTTTTGAGTGGCGCAGCGGTAGGCGTCATCCACGATAAACGGCATGCCGCTAAACGAGCGCCACTGCTCCGCGTAGCCGGCAGTGATGACGAGGTTAGCCGCGACGTCTGGCGGGGTTGGGCAGCCGCAGTGGCAATCCATTTCGGCCTTGGAGAAATTGGGCGAATAGTGGGTGGCGTTGGGGTAGCCGGGATACTTTGTCAAGGTGTCACCTCCAGAGGATAAACGTCGCGATGGCGCCGATGATCGCTAGGGCGGTCAGGCAGAACGCGGTCACGGCGCGCGCCTGGGCGGCCAGAGCGCCAGCACCGCCGCAGCGGCGACAAGTGCCCACCAGAACAGCGGGCCGTCTAGATCCTTCACGGGTGAGGCGGGCGGGTGGTGAGCGCCGCCGTAAGCGCTCCCACCGCAGCCGCCATGCACATTTTCAGCCCGTCCCATGCCATCGTCCAAGTGTGCTCGGTGCGCATGGCGTCGGTTTCATCGCGGGTGGCGTTGATCTTGGTCAGGTTGGCCTCGTGCTGGGTTTCGAGGTTGGCGACACGGGTCTTGACGTCATCGATCCGGCGGGTGTGATCCTCTTGGATCTGCTTGATCCCTGGCGGCGCCAGCAGGTCGAGCGGGTCCTTGGTCATCAGCGCCAGCATTTTGTCCTGCTTGGCACCCTGCGCCCGCATCTCGCGCCAGATGGCACGCATCGCGGCGGTGTGGTCGTGGGGCTCTGTCTCGCCGCCGGTCATACGAACGGGTACTCGGTAGTAACCGCGCCGATGTAGTGGTACCCGTTGCCAGCGTAGAGCGCCGACCAATGCTCACAGATGGTCGCCTCGGTCAGGTCGGCGAGGTCGTGGTGCCCGTTGGTGTCGAGCCCGCCACACTTGCCATCCAGTCCGGTGTACACGCAGATGACGTGCGACCCGACGATCCTGGAGTCGATCAACGTCAGGAGGTGGGCGCTGTAGCCCGCCACCTGACGCACGGCGGTGAGGTACCAGCCCGCCACGTCGTCGCAGTCGATATAGAGCCGGTTGACGGTGCCGTTTATCAGCGCCGCCTGGAGCCGGTTGGGGTTGGTGTAGAAATCGACCACGCCGCGCAGTGGATCGCCCGTGTAGGGGTTGCCGTACTGGGTTTTGTACACGTCCACGGCGCCCAGCGGAGCGAGGGCGGGGACCGGCGAGCGGGTGGCGCCCCATATCAAATGGTCGTTGGCTTTCGACCACGACGCTTTATAATTTAGATAGCCCTCGGCGATGGCGCGTTGTTGGGGAGTGAGCATGTGTGGCCTCCGCTGGTGGGTGGTGGGGTTAGGTGGCGTCGGGTGCCAGCCATCCGGCCGCGGGCGGTGCGGGATCGGGGGTGACTGGTGCCTGAGTGGGCTCGGGCTCGGGCGGGGTGACCTCCACGGACGCCGCCATCAGCGCCCGGTCGGCGGCGGTCAGGTCAGCGACGGGGACTTGCACCTCCACGATCGATGCGTGAGCCCAGCGCCCGCCCTCCTTGATGCCGGTCCAGAAATGGGCCACGCCATCGGTGACGTGGGAAAATTCGCGTGCTTCGGTATGCATGGGGGTGCTCCTATGAGGCGGGGGCGGGGTCGGGTTGCGGGGCGGGGTCTGGCTGTGGGGCCGGGTCTGCCGCCGGGCGGGGCGTGAAGTCGCCAACGTGTGGCAGGGTGTGCTCGTACTCACGCCGGAGCAACTCGTCCGCCAGGCGGTGGCCTACGTCGACGGTGATCGCCGTCCCGAACACGAGACCGATCCCGCGGGCGAGGTCGTCCACCGTGAGCCCGATCGCCACGGCGCGGGCCTGGAGTTCGCCCAGGTCCACCGGCGGTAGCGGTGGTGGCGCCGGTGGTGCGGGCGGGAGCGGCCATACGAGCACACCTTGCCAGGTGGCGAGGGTAGCGCCCGCTGCGTCGGTGGCGGTGACGGTGAGGTCATCCACCGTGATGACATTCTCGCCCGACTCCGGGTGGGCGTTGCGAAGGGCGATGCACGCTAGGCTGTCAGCGGTGCTGACGAGGCTGACAATGCGGATGTCGGGGCCGTACTGCGCCACCCAGCCGAAGGCGATGTCATCGCCCGGCGGGTTCTGGCTGACCTGGGTATCTTGGCCGGGGATCTCGATGAAGAACATGGGGCGGTCCTCTCTTGGGGTTAGGTGGGGATCAGGGTGCCCCAGAACATGAAGTGCGTGCCGGCGCCCGTAACCTGCACGGTAAGCCCGGCAGCGATGGGCCAGAAGAGAAAGGGCGCATGCTCCGCTACGACTATGCCGGCTGTTGCGGAAGCGGCGAAAAAGTACCCTACAAAAGTGGGCGTGGTAGTTACCACGGAGTTGGTTATCAACCCACCAAACGCTGCCGCTCCCCCAGCGGGCGCATTTGGCGCATACGTGCGATAGCGATCTACACATGTGGTCGCAAACCCAGCGCTAGGCGTGGCTGAATATACCGTCACACCGCCGATAACGATCGTGCTCGCGACGTTAGCTCCTAGCGTGGTCCACCCGTGAATAAGCAACGTCATCCCCGCCGGAACGGTGTAAGCCGCCGCCGTAAGGTCCTGGAACACGGCCCCGCCGCTCGCGAGCCCCACCGCCTCGTCGCACATCTGGCCTGGATTAATTAGAGGAAAAAACATGGCCTAACTCCTCGTCCAGACGGACGGATAGCGCCCGACGTAGGTAGGCGTGTAGGTGTGAACCAGCGTTATTAGCGGGTTGTAATATTGAATGGTGGTTATTTTGTTCTGCGTTGCCGCCCAGGTGATCACCCATTTGAAGGTCGGCCCGGCTATCTGAGTGAGCTTCCGCCCGCTGTAGGTCGGCGTGAGCGTGCCGGGGTCGAGCGGGTACACGGCATCAAAACTGGCGTTGATCAGTGGGAACGCCGCGGCGAGGTCCGTCACGATCGAGTTGTGATCGATAATACGCAGCGTGTCATTGACCGCCACCGCGACGGATGTTTGTACGATGTCTGCCATATCGCCCCCTTGGCCGGCCGGCCGGTGAATCTACGCTGACCCTACGCCAGATTCAGCGTGTACTGCCCCGACGCCGTATTTAACGAAGTCTTGGCGAACAGTTGCAAAAACCGGGCGATCACCTTGCCCGAGCCAGCCCCAGCCCCGGCCGACGCCGCACAGATGCCCCACTCTTGCAGGGTGGCGTTAGCTACCCCCGTCCCGAAAAACCAGTATCCAAGCCCCTGCGAGTAGATAGGCGAGCCCTGGATTACTGACGACGGTACCGCCCGGTGAATCTCGACGTTCAACTGTGACAGCGTCGGGTCGGTGGCGGTGGAGTTGGTCCCGGTGGCGATGTAGGTCACCGCCAGCGAGTCGAAGGCCAGGGCGGCGAATTGGTTGATGATGCTCGCTTTGAAACAGTTCATGATCGTGTTACGGCCCTCGACCGACTCGATGGCGTGGTTCACGCCGAGCGGGCAGACGCCATGGCGGTGTTCCATCTCCATGCACGGGGCAATCTCCGCCAGGATGATCGCGCGCTCGTGCGCCGGGAAGTGGTCGGCGACGGCGATCGCCTTGCTGTAGTCGGCCTTGTGGAGGGCGTATTCGCCCCACATGGCGAAGGTGTCGCGGGCGGTGATGATGGCGGCCATGGCTTAGGTCACCGTGGTGCTAGTGTTGTCGCACCGCTTCCACACCGCTCCATTGCTCACGGCAATACAAGGGCCATTGCCGCCCGCGTTGCTGGCGAAGCAGATAGCGCCCGCGCCAGCCGTGGCGGCACTTGGGAGCGTGGCAACGGTGTACGACGCCAGTTCGATCGGCGCCGTGGCCTGGGTGGCGAAGAATAGGGTAAAGAGTTGCAGCACCGTCTGGTTGAAGTTGGCGCCGCCCTGCACGATGGGGAATACGTCGGTGGTCGCGGGGGTGACGACGGCGGTCATTGCGGAGATTGCGGTATCTGCCATGGGCGTGATCCTCCGGTAGGTGGTGGGGCTGGGTTAGGACTGGTAGGCGGCTTGCCCGTACTTGGTGGGCGCCGGAACGGTGGGCGCTAAGGTGCTGTTGAAGGTGATGGAGTAGTCGGCAGTGGCGGCGAGGGTGCTGGGGTCGGTCAATCCGCTATAAGTGGCACATAGGGTGCCGCCGGGATCGGTGGCGAAGGTGGCGACCCATGCGATTGGGTTGCTCCACTGGTTTAGCCCAGCGAAAGAAGATCCTGTAAACAAGGCGGTTGATAGCGACACGGGCGAAGTACCGGCAATCGTTCCGCGTTGTACGCCGTCAATATAAAGGTAAACATTTCCGCCACCCCATCGGATTAGGAATGTATGCCAACCGGCCGATAATTGAACGCTGTATGCTGGCGTACTGTAAGCGGTTCCACCGCTGGATATGCGTGCCGTATAGGTTGCGGGTGTGCCTGCACCTGTAAATAGTATGACTCTGTTATTTGCCGTTCCATCTGAAATATCAAACAGTACATGTCCGCCAGCATTTAACGCGGTTGCCGCCGCAACATCGCCATCCACGTAGAACCGGCCGACAATCGCCCCCTGCGCGGGAGTAACGAACGAGCCGGGAATGGTGAGTGTCTCTAGTGCGCGGGTTGCCGTGGCGGCATTGGTGAACATGGGGCTGGTGGGGTATGCCTTTGCCTCGATCTGCACGTCCCAAAGGTAAACACCGGATACACCATTGCCAGTAAATGAATTTGTGTTTGATGTCCCGCAAAGCATTATTTGAGGGGTGCCGGTGACGACGCTGGATGTCGATATCGCGCACCAGTACCAACCATTGCCAAGTGAGCGGATGTACGTATTCACACCTGTTGTATTTGTCACGGTACCGAGACTGAGGTCAAAGTAACCTTTTTGTGTAGACGATCCATCAAATGTCAATTCCAGGTAGTTTAGTCCACCAGCTTTGGCGAATACGCTAAATGCTCCCGGCGCGGCAGGTGTCAGCGACCCGTGCGTTACGTAGTGCGTTCCGGCGCCGACCGAGGCAATGAGGAGATCCGCTGTTGTGGTGCCGCCTGGAGCCGCAATGGCGTCCGCCGTGACAGTGGCGCGCACTTTGCTGTAACTGGCGTCATTAACGGCTTGCGCCCAGGTGCCTGTGTTGGTGGTGCCTTCCTCGACCATAACCCCCACCGTCCCAGCAATCGAAGGAAACCGGGGTAACCCCGTGGCCGTCAGCGCGCCTGTATAGGGGTCGTAGGCCGGGGAAGTGCGGCTAAAACTAGCCGACCGCACATTCCCCGCCGCGTCCGCGTAAATATACGGCGGCAGCGCCCCCGCCACCACGCTCCCGGAGTCGGTGAACACCACCGTATCCAGCCCCACCACGCCCGGCCCGCTCACGAGCCCCGAGTCCGTCATGGTGAGCGTATCCGACGCCGCCACGATCACGTCCAGCGGCGAGTTATCCGACTGGGTAGCCGTCAGCGCCTTGGCGCCGATGAGCAGCCCCAGCACGTATTCCTCGAACCCCTTGAGCCGGCTCCCGGCGGTGATGCTGTAGACGTACTTGCCCGACCCGAGCGATTGGGTATGCACGTCCTGAATGAGGTACGAGCCCGCCAGGTCGCGCCCACTCGCTCCTAGCGTGAGCGCGGCGGTGATGGTCTGCCCCGCCATGAGCCCATCGGCGTAGGTGTCAAACGCCACCGTCACCAAGGGATTAGAAAACTCGTCCAGCTGCGCCAGCGCCCGCATACGTGCCCGCGCCAGCGTGTCGATCAGCGGGTCCTCCAGGTAGCCCTCGTATATGCCATCGCTCCCGGTCGCTAGTCCCGTGGGGTTCTCCAGCGCCTTGATCGTGGCCTGCGAGGCGAAGTCATCCGCCTGCGTCATGATCGGGATCGACTCGTAGTAAGTGATGACGATCGCCGCCGCCGCCGCTGGAATCTTGTCAGGGTAGAACGCCAACACGGGCGCATCGCCTGCCTCGGTGCCGATCACCGCATCGAGCCCGCCATCGGCGTCCACGTTCAGCACGCCGACCGTTTCGGCTACCGCAGCGACCGTCAGCGCCACGTTGTACAGGCGCTTGAGCACCTTGGTCCGCCCAACCCGGAACGTGAGGTTGTTGTTAAAGCATGGCGTCACGGTAAGCAACGCCTGCGATCCGGTGGCGCTGGTGTAGAGGTGGACCCACTGCGAGCCCTGAAACTGGTTAGCGGCGTCCTTGTTGACCCACGTCTCCGCGCCGGTGGTGGCGTTGGGGATGATCCGCACCCGCACGATGTCCGTGTTGGTGTAGGTGAATACCGCCAGCGCCGTTTTCTGGACGCCCGCCTCGGACGGGTAGACCGTGCCGGCGTTGAAATAGACCCCGTACACCTCGCCCGCACTGGTCGCCACCGCGGAGGGATCCCAGAGCCCTACCCGCCCGAAGCCGGTGGTATCGGTGGGATAGACATCCATCTCGAACCGCTGGTAGCCGTCGCCCCTGGCGAGTGGCACGAGGGCGGAGAGACGCACGTCGCCCCACACGGCGTCACCGCCGACGACTTGCAGGAATCCCGATTCGGTAAGGGCGGCGCCGACCTGGGTGGTGGTGAAAATGTAGCCATCCGAGGCGATGTGACCCGCCGGTGGCGCCGGGTTGGTGACGTTGGCGACACCCCACGTCGCAAGGTTGAGGCTGGCAAACTTTTCCTCGAACAGCAAGTAGCCGTCCGTGCCATACGGCTGCTTGGAGAGACGGAACGCCGTAGTGAGACCGTCGCCGGTGAAGCGGTCCACCGTGGCGACGGTGGCGGGGTACTTGGCGCCCTTGATGATGACCCTGTTTTGGAGCTGGTCGCGCGCGGTGGTGACGGTCAGGTTGAGGAAATTATACGAGGTGTCCGTCAGACCGAACGGTGCCGGAATGGTGCCAGGCGCCGACCATACGATCTTTTTGTACGGCGTCACGTCCCACATGTAGCCCGTGAGCTTGGCGAGGTCCGCCATGACGCCGGTCAGGCGGTCGGAGCGCTTGCAGCGGTAGGAGGGGATCAGCGGGCCGGTGATGTCCACGCCGCTGGTGTCGAACTCCGGCGCGTACTTGGCGAACAGATAGACGATCAGCGCCCCGGGCGTGATGTTGGTCAGCCACTCATTGAGGGTCTTGCGGTCGGCGTAGACCCGCCAGTCGGTGCAGGAGCAGGTATAGCCCACCGCAAGGAAGCCTTGTTTGACTTGTGGCGCCGACGAGAGCACGCCACCGAACAGGCGCCTGCCTTCGGGAGTGATATTGCCGCCCGACTCCATGAGGATATGATCGCCCGTCTCCATGAGGATGCCACCGGTCGGTGGCATGGTGTAAATGACCTCCGCCCCCACAGAGGGAATGGGGCACGCCGCGGCGCCGGAGCCTTGGAAGTTCAGGTTGAAATCGAGCGTATCGGGAGAGGCGATCAGGTTGTCGACGTGGGAGAGGGATTCACGCTCGAGCCATGCGTCAAAAAATACACCCCCAATACTTAGGGTTGCGAGTGACATGGGGCGCCCTCCTGGCTAGGTGCGGAGTCCACCAAGGCGCCGAACGTCGGCCCCGCCCAGCGCCTTGAGGTCACGCCAGATCGCCGCGGCTTGCTGCTGTGACGTGCCGGGCGGAGCGGTGATGGTCACCCCGCCGTTGATAGTCATCCCGCCTGCCTGTCCACCGCCGCCCGTGCTGGCCCGGTGTACCGCCATAATGTCGGCGCTGGATGGCATGGAGGGCGGGCGGTTGAGGTAGGCGGTGAAGTCGTGAGCGGGTGGTGAGGTGGGGGCAGTCGTCGCCAGTTTGGCGAACAGGTTGGCCTGCTGGCCTGCGTTGACGACCACCTCATTTTTATGGAGGTAGGCCGGGCCGTCTGCCGGGTGCGGTCCCATTTCGGCGCCATCGGCGTAGGCTGGCCCCCATGCGCCATTTACGTAGGCGATTTTACCGCCGCCGCCCTGCGACGTGTCGGTGTTGGTGTTGGCGACCGCGCCGCCTGACGATCCGCCGGACGATCCGCCATTGCCCGAGAACGCCGGGCCGTAGTCGCCGGGCCCGCCCGCCGTGCCACCGTTGGCAGCGCCGGAACCGCCGCTGTTCCACGACACGTCGGAGGCAGCCGAGGCGGTGGCGGCGCTTTGGATATTGGCAATGGCGGTTGCGATGGCGAGCTGGTTGCCGTAGATACCCAGCGTTTTCTCGGCGTTGGCCTGGATCGCCAGCGCCTGCGTGTTCTGTAGCGTGAGTGCGTCCACCTGGCGGTTGAGCGTGTTGTTGATCGTGTTTTCTTGCTCGTGTAGCGCCGTGGTGGTGTCGAGGATGTCCGTCTTGGTCTTGTTGATGACGTCCGTCTTGGTCTGCGTATCCGTCGCCGCCTTGGCGTTGATCTTCGCTATGGCGTCGGTCTTGGTCTGGAACTCGGTGAGCGCCCGGATAGCGATCCCTTGTCCCTCGACCGCCAGCACCGCCGCGGCGCGGTCGGTCTCGATCTGCGTGATGTCTTTCTCCGCCTGGAGTTGCTGGAGCGACAGCGTGGTGATCTTCTCCTGTGCGGCGTTGCGGGCGGCGTCCACCTGGTCCGCGCCCTGCTGGCGAAGGCTAATGAGGTTGCCGTTCTTGTCGGTCCCGCCCTGGTTCAGCGTCTTGTTGTTGGCGTCGATCGTGTGTTGGGCGTTGGTGAAGTTGGTTGCAGCGGTGTTTGCGGCGTCTTGGAGGGCGGTGAGGTCAGACGATGATTTAACAGGGGCGGCATTTGCGTTGCTCTCGTCAAGCAGCGTACCGATCGCGCTCTGGGCCGACGCCCGGACCCCAGCATCGCCGGTAGATACGAGATAGGTGGCGAGGTCGTCCAGTGCTTTCTTATAGGCGCTAGAATTGGCCACGAGGGCATCCGCAGGACTCATGAGAAGCTGGCGGACCCGTTCCTTGGTGCCCTCCAGCGAGGCGGTGAGCGTATCCTCGACGGTCTTAATGCTCTCTTGCCCGAAGAATGAATCGGTCGTCTTGCCGGCGGTGATGCCCATAATTGCATCGCCAATGGCCTTCCCCACTACATCGCTGCTCGATGTGCCCAGTTGCGAAATCAGGTCATTGATCGCCGTCTTGTAGGTCGCTGACTTGGACGCTAGCATGGCCGCGGGGTCGAGGCCGTTGACGTTCTTTGTGATGTTGTCAATGCTGTCGTTTAGGGCCTTCGTGGTCTGCGTAACTTGGGCGAGTTGAATCGCCTGGCTCTGATCGGCGATGGGCTTCACATAGGGGGCGGCGGCGCCGGTGGCGAGGTCGGTTGTGGAAACACCGTCCTTGGGCTTGTCCCACCACGTCGGTGTGACCGCTTGCCTTACCGCGTCATCCCGTTGTTTGATGAGATCGGCGAGCCCCTGTTTAAGCGCCGTCACCGTCGCAGTATCTGCGGCTAAGCCGGTTAGGATGCCGCTCCCGGCGTCCTGCTTGATCGTCAGGATTTGAGCGTCAACGGCCCGGAGCGTCGTCGCAATAGGGGACTCGGTATCGAGCGCCGTCACGATCTGCTGGAAGGCGCCGACCACGCCAGCGGCTAAGCCAATGTATCCCGAGGCGCCGCTCAGGATGCCGGCGAGCTGACCAGCGTCGCCCGTTGCAGTCTTGGTGGCCTCATCGACCTCCTTTGCCCAACTCTGTACGATCTTGCTGTCGAAGAGCCTGGAGACCGTCGATGCCAAGTTGCCCCACGAGGGGCTCGATGCGAGGTCGGCGACGCTACCCATGGCGGATAGCATGGCTTGCGTCCAATCCGCCTGAATGGCGTCAGTCGTGACCTTGTTATTGGACTTAGCCAGCGCCAGGGATGCCGCCATGCGCGCGTCGTTGGCGGCACGGGCCGCGATCATCTTGGGATCGTCATCCGCCACGATACTGGCGGCGAAGATCGCCTCCTGGTCGGCGTGATTCTTGACAGCAGCCGCGGTGGCTTCCGCGTAGGCGTTTTCGGCAGAGGCCGCCCAGCGCTCGTAATACCCCATGCCATCGAGGCGCCCCTTGGCCTCGATGTCGGAGGTCTGATGCTGAAGGGTGGCGGCCACGTCGGCCACCTTGGCTTGCTGCACGAGGTAGTCGTCGCCCGCCTTGGCGTTTGCTGATGCGGTGTTGTCGTCCACCGCCTTGCGGTCGGCGCTCAGCTTGTCGGCAGCCTGTTGGAACAGGATGGCGTTCTGGCGTAGTCCTTGCTGGGTGACCGCTAGCTTGCGCGCCTCGGTAAATGCCTGCGCCTGGTCTTTGTTGATGACATCGGCATTGAGCGCGGCGGCTTCCTGTTCGGCCTCCGCTTCTAGTGCGGTGCGCTTGGCGCGGAGCTTCTCCATCTCGCCGGCCGCGACGATGTTGATCCGCTCCTTATCGAGGGCGGCCAGTTGATCGTTATGGTCCGTCAGCAACATGCCGTCGTTCGCTAGTGCGGCGGCGAGGTCGCGGTGCTTCTGGTCGTTGGTCTGGAGCTGTAGCGCGATGCTACGCGCGGCGGCGGCCTCGTCCACCTTGGCGATGGCTTCTGTCAGCGCCTTCTCGTCCGACTGTTGGGCGTTGATGTCGCCGGCCTTGGAGCCGTCGCCGGGATCTTTCTTGGCGCGGGTGCGGGCGGGTGCGGTGGTGACCGCCGCCCCGCGGGTGTGAACCGGAGGCGAGACACCGCCCCCAAACTGCTGCACATCGGGATCGGTGGCATCCGCCACCGTCTCGGCGGCTTGGCGCACGACCACGGCATCCTGCCATACCTTGGCAGCGGCGGCTACTTCGGACTTGGTCGCGGCGATCTCCGCCTCCTGGGCGGCCACGGCTGCGGGGTCCGCTTGCGTCTTGAAATTGAATCCGGATGGCGCGGGCATCTTGAGCGCTGTCAGGTTGCCTTGCTGCGCCTGGAGTTTGTGATTTACCTTGTCATACTCCTGCTGCGCGGCGCCGGCCGTCACATGCGCCGATGCCAAGCTAACCTGGGCGGCGGCGTGTTGCTTGGCGATCAGGGTGTCGTAAGCGGTGCTGAGTCGGTCCACCGCTGCGGTGTTAATGTCGATCGCATTGCCCTGGTTATCGAACCCAGATACCAGGTCTGGCGAGATCTTCACCAGGATGGCTAGGATCTCCGCCATGCGTTTCTGCTCGTCGGCACTAGGGCTGGTCTTGTTTTTGAGCGTCTCGTACTCGTCCGCCAGGTCATTGAGTTTCTCTTTTTGGTCGTAGATCTTCGCTGAAGTCAGCGCGGCCTTGTCGCCCATCAGCGCCATGGCACCGGTTCCCACACCAAGCGCCACCGCCACGGCGGCAAGGCCGGCGAGCAGTGGACCAATGGGACCGAGCAATGCGATCCACGCGGACGCGCCAACGGCCCCGGCGGCGGCCTCTCCCGCTGCGGTGCTGGCTGCGGACGCGGCAATGGCGGCGTCACCGGCGACGATCGTCGCGGTATTAAATGCGACCATCGCCTCCGTGCGTGCGGCCATGGCGACCTGCTCACCGGTCTGCCAGATCATGCCGGATGCGGCGATCTCCTTGATCAGTGCGTCTGCGGCGGCAACTTCTACCGCTGCGGCGTCTGCGGCGGCGGCGGTAGTTGCGGCGGTCGCGATGGCAGCGCGCGCCTCGGTGGCGAGTGCAGACGCCACGACGGCAGCACTGCCAACCGCCACGGCGTTGAATGTGCCGATGACGGCAGATACACCGGCAACGAATACACCAAGACCGGTGAACGCCGTACCAGCCACACCGATCGCCGCCGCAATGGCGAGCGCGGTAGGTGACATGCTAGAGAGCATATCCTCGGTGTGCTGGATGGTGTTGGCGACCAGGATCGCCGCCGGCGCCAGTTGTTCGCCTAATACCTTTTCGAGCGTCTCACCGGACGAGGATGCCAACTTAAAAGCGCCGGTGACGCCCTCCATCATCGTTTGCGCGATGCGGGCGGAGGCGCTTACCTCGCTCAGGTTGGCGTTCATTTTGGCGTAGGCGTCGGGTGCGGCGTCGACCAGTGTGAGTAGGTCCTTGAGCGCGTAGCGGCCGGAGATCTTGGCTAGCTCCGCCTCTTTGTCCGTGGTGGTCATCTTGGCGGTTTTGTCGCGGAGTTGGTCGATGATGTCGTTCAACGGCAGCATGTCGCCGGCCGTATCCTTGACGCTGATCTTGAGATCCGCCAGCGCCTTCGCCGCTTCCTTGGGCGGCGCCACGAGGCGTTGAATGATGCCCTGTAGGCCGGTGCCAGCAACGCCGCCGACCAGCATTTGCTTACCAAGCAACGCCAGTTCGGTGGACATGTCGGTGAACGACTGCCCGGTGGCGTGGGCAATCGGTCCCATTACCTTGATCGCCTCGCCCATGTTCTCCAGGCTCATGCCGCTCGATGTGGTGGCCTTCGCCATAACGTCGGCAACGAGGCCCATCTGGGCGGCTTCCAGCCCGAACGACCGGAGCGAGCCGGCGCCAATGCGGGCGGCGCTGTCCACGCTGGTGGCGCTCGCGGCGGCCAGGGAGAGCACGGCGGGAAGGGCGGCGATGATCTGTTGGGCGTCGAACCCGTCACGCGCCATCCGCGCCATGCCTTGGGCGGCTTCGTTGGCGCTGTACTGGGTGATCTGCCCCATTTTAATGGCTTCCGCCTGGAGCGCCTTCATATCCTCGGCGCTGGCGCCCGTGATGGCGCGCGTGGCGTTGAGCGTGGCCTGGAACGTGCCGAACGTGGTGACGCACTCCATGAGCCCGCCCGATAGCTCGTGGAACGCCAGGCCGAGACCGAGGGCGGCGATGGTGGCGCCCAGCCCCTTGGCAACGTCGGACATGCCAGACATGGACGCCTTGGCGGTGTCGGTGGCGGCCTTGATCTCGTCAAGCCCCGCCTTGCCTTCCTCGCCTGCCTTCTTGGTTGCCTGCCCCGCGGCCTGCGCGGCGGTTATGAACTTGCCGAAGGCGTCCCGCGCCTGCTCGCCGGTCTGGACGGTGGTTTGCCCTGTCTTGGCGGCCTCGGTGCCCACCGTGGCGATGGCGGCAGCAGCAGGTGGTGCGGCCTGCTCGATCTTCTTGACCGCCGCTACGCCGGTTTCACCAAACAGACTGAGTTGCGCCTCGGTGTTGCCAAGGGCCGCCGCCAGTGGTGATAGGTCGAGGCCAAGGGATAGGGTGATATCTTCCGCCATCGGTCAACCTCCTTACCAATCTCCAGGGTCGGGCATCTCGTCCGACACTTCCGCCTCTGGCGGCATTGCCACCGTTGACCACCAGAAAATATCGAAATACACCAACAGCAACGCCATACTGAACGTCCGCCGCAGCCCGTCAGGCGTGAGCGAATACCGCGAGCACGCCCACTCCATAAGCATGGCGCTCGCGGTGTCGGCGGGGATCTTTACGCGCGGGTACTGGCGCCCACGACCTGACCAATCAGCGCGGCGATCTGACTGACCTGTTGCAAAAAATCGGTGATCTCGTTGAGCTTCATTTGCGCCACGATGATCCCCACCAGTCGCGCGATACGGGGGGCGTCGGCGTCAGTGCGAGGCCGGGATTCCAACCACGCCACGTCGCACTCAGGCGCCTGGTCGGCCAGGATGAGCGCCACGGCCTCTTTAGCGCGGGGGAGCGACTCGAAGAACCCCGCCAACAGGTTGCCCTTCGGGGCGTCGATCAGCACGACCTTGATCATCTCGATCAGGCGCTCCTCGGCGGCGATGGATAGAAATTGGTAATGGAACTCCCGCCCGCCAATCGTGAACGCCTCGCCCAGTTTCGGGTTCTGCGCCAGGGCGGAGTATTTGGCGATCTCCGTGTCCGGCACGGCGTCGACCCGCTCCGGTTCCGGCGGGTTCTGGGCGTGCATGATGGCAAAGATGGCGTCGGCGTTGGATGGTGGAGTGGTGGGCTCGTTGGCGGCGTTGAGGGCCGCCAGGAGGTCGGCGGCGTTCGGCGCCTCGGGCGCGGTGTCTGGCGCCGGGTCGTCTGGCGACTCGGGCGCCTCGGTGCTGGCGTCCGGCGCCTCGGTGGCGGCGTCTGGCGCCTCGGGCGCGGGGTCCATGGGTGCGGTGGCGTCCTGGTCCTGTGGTGGCATGAATATATCTCCTTGCGAAGCTGGCCGCCCCATGCGAGGCGGCCAGCGTGGCGGGTACTCCGTGGGGTTAGCTATCCAGCATGTCGAAGCCGGAGGGCGTCATGGTGGTGTCCGCAATACCCTGGACATCGAGCGAATACACGATCTGGTCGGCCAGGCTGTTCTTCTGCGTAGAAACGCCCTGGTTGCGCCCGTCGTGGAGGATGAAATACCGGTTCTTGGAGTTCGGCGCCTTGCCGACGCACAGGTAGCGGTCCCGGCGGTTGGCGTCGGTAGCGTTGTACTGCAACACCAGCCCGGTGCCGTCCTTGATCCCCGCCACCATGGCGAAGTTCTGAGCGGTGGCCTCCGTGAGTCCCGCCTTGATGCCGAACGACTTGGATTGATCCGCCCAGCCAACCGGCATTTGCGACTGGTCGCAATCAAGCCCCTTGCCCTTGGCGGTGGCGCTGAACTCGACGCCGCCCTTGGTGGCGCCACGGTTCGTCCAGACACGGGTGACGCCCGCGGCGGTGGTGACAGGCGCCGTGCCGAAAGCCGGCGTGACGATGACATTCCAGCCGACCGTGCCCCAGATGATGCTCTGGACGACCGGCAGCGCCGCGGCCTCGGCGCACAAGAAGGTGTTGACCACCGTGGAATTGCACAGCAAGTCGCCAAGCCCGATGAGCAGCGAATCGGCGGTCGACACGTTAAACGCCGTGGGGGTCGGCGTGGGAACGGTCAACGCCGATACAGTGGTGAGCGCCACATCGCGGCTCGACTGATAGAGCATGCCAGCACCAATAATGATGTTAGCGGTGTTGCTGATAAACGTGGGTTTGGGTGCCATGAGATAGTCCTCCAGCGTGCTAGGGGCTGGCGGGGCACAAGGCGCGGCCGGGGGGTTACATTAGCGGCGGGTCCTCCGCACGCAGGATCGAATCAGTCAAACTTGCCGCCCCATTTCTGGTGGTCGGGCTTGGGTCCGTTCAGGATCGAATCTAGGGAACCAAGCGCCCCCTTGAGGCGCCGGGAAATGGTCATGTCGGCATCGGAGTGCGCGATTGCCCGTTGAATAGAGGCGCGCGCCACCTCGATGTATTCGCGCACGGCGGCGGTCATGGGCGGCCCCTCACAGGCGGTAATACAGGTGGATCATCTTGGAGGCGTGCAACTGGCCCGGGCTCGCCGTATCGCCTGGCACCCATCCGCCATCGGGGGAGAGGTCCATGTCGTTGAGGTAGAGCGCTGGCGTGACGGTGTGGTCTAGGCGCTTCACCCGTGCGTAGGGGTCGCTGACCCGTTGCCCGATCCACTTGTCGAAGGCGTCCTTGAGGATGTTTAGTTGCGCCGTGTCGGGCTTGTTGCCGACCGGAGGCACGCGGAGGGCGATGTCGATCACCGCCATGGTCTTGTTGCCCTGCGCCGTGGGGATGCCATCCTCAGCCCAAAAAACCCGCAGGCAACTGGCGGGGAGTGCGTCGGCGCCGTTTTGGGAGTCGATCACCACCGGCACCCATGGCGCGATGATGCCCCAGTCAGCGATCAGGGCGGTATTGAAACTGGTGTAGGCGTGTTGCAACTCACGCCCCCTTAGACAGTCGCCCGACCATCAGTTGCCCGTAGATTTCTTCGATACCCTCGCGCCCGTGGGTGGGCTCCATCGCGAGGGCGCGAGCCAGGCACGCAATGGCCTCGTCGGCGTGGCCTAGCTTGGCGTGCGCCATGCCGAGCATCGTGTCAGGGAGCCAGGTGGTAACACCCAGGTCGACGTGGTGATTTTTGGCGCCCAGGCACTGCTTGGCGGCGTGGGCGCTCGAGCACGCCATGTTATAGGCGCCGTCCTGGAGCTGGCAATTGGCGAGGCTCACCCAGAAACCGGGGTGATCCGGTCGGCGCCACTGGCAGATTAACTCCGCCTCCATGCGAGCGCGGGTGAATTGCTTGCTGACGGCGAGCGCGCTCATGAGGTCGCTAGCGGCCTGGTCGTGTGTGTTGCTCGTGTCGGTCCATGGGTTCAGTCGGCAGTGGTGCAGCGCCAGGAGACACTGGTCGATCGCCGCCCTGGATTGCACGGCGTGGAGCGATTGGGAGAGGTAGAGGCGCGTTTGCGGGCAGATCGGGTTGGCTTCCACCATCCCGCCGAGGATGTCGAGGTTGCGCTCGGTCTTGTTGCCGCGCTCGATGGCCTCCGGTGTGTAGCCGGCATGGGTAATGGCGAGGCCCGGCGCGCGGCCGTTGGTGGCCACTACACCATTGTCATCGACCGGAGTTTCGTGGATCGGGTTGCGGTAGCGGATGCCAGGCAGGCGCGGGAATAGGCGGGGGGTGTCGTTGCTGACGAAGTGGCGATCGAGTGAGTCGGCGGCGGATTGGTCGGACGTCACGGTGAGATTGTAGATCGCCGGGCCGCGCCCGAGGAACTCCCGGAGGCGCGTGGCGTTGGTGACTTGGAGCATCTCGTCGGCGTCGAGGACGAGTACCCAATCGCCGGTGCAGTGGTCAAGGGCGGCGTTACGGGCTTGGGCGAAGTCGCCGCACCAAGTAAAGTGGTAGACCTCGGCGCCTGCCTTGACGGCGGCATCGTGGGCTAAGGCGCTGGCGGGGTCGACTACCACGACCACCTGGACGACCAGGGCGCGGGCGGAGTCGATGGCGGCGCCAAGGGTATCGGCGTCGCACTCGGCGGCGATCATGGCGAGGGAGATTGTGAGCGTGGCGGTGGGGGGTGCCAGTGTGCCCGCTGTTAGTGAGCTAGGGCGGAGTCCGCCGACCTTGCGCCAGCCGTCCGTGGCGGTGTTGTGTCCTTTGGTATTCATGCGTATTCCTTCCAAGGGCGGCGCCATGCGGGCCTGGGGTGGGGTTACTTGGTGGCGCGCGCCTTAGCCGCCGCCACGCGCCGGGCATTGAGAATCGCCCGTTGCATCTCGGCGGTAATGACGGCGCCACTGCCCTGGATACCTCGCCCACCGGGCAGGTAGGCGGTCCAGGACCCCTTGGCGCGGCCGGTGTCCACTGGCGTGTATTTCATCATCAGCGCCATAATGTCGAGGGTGGCGCCCGAAACGCCCATCATCGCCGCTTGTTGCGGGTCGGTGGGGTAGGACTTGAGCCCTTGCCGGAGCCGGGCCTCCAAAATGGCGCGGTATTCCGCCAGGTGGGGGGCGATAATGCCGTCCGGTGCCTGTTGGCTGTGGCCTGGGGGGCCTTCCAGGTACGGCATATAGTCCAGGTTGGAGGCGATGCGCCCCTCGACGGACTTCATTATCTTGGCGGAGTCGAACAGGAGGCGCAGGGCGGGGGAGAGGATCAGTGATTGGTTCTGGAGGTTGAAGTCGGCCATGGGGCGCCCTCCGTGCTGGTGTCGCCGTGGCCGGTGCTACGCCTGCATCCGCTTCACCACCACGTCCCAGTAAAATGTGCGGCGCCGTAGCTCGCCGGCTACGATCGTGTATTTCTCGCCGTCAATCTCCACCCACGACGCCTCTAGGAGTTGAACCCGGCTCACGGCGCGGGTGATACACAGCCCGGCGTCGCCGACGTGCAAAGTCATCCCACCACGGTTGCGGAATTGGTCGCGTAGGTCGACGGTAGGTGGCGGGGATATCGCCGCGGCGCCATTGTCGAGCAGGATGTAGCCACCACCGCCGGGGCCACCGACCGCGCCATCTTGGGTCACGTAGGCGCCGCCCTCGGTTAGGAGAAATCCGGCGTTGTAAATTATGCTCAGGGTGCCAGGATCGCCGCTGGCGGCGTTGGGCGCCGACATCGTGGCGTAAGCCAGCCGGATGACGCTCTCCGCGTAGGCCATGCCGATCGCCGTGGCGGCAGTCAGGTTGGCGTCCATCACCGCCAGTGCTGCTAGGCGGGTGCTGTCGTCATAGGTAGACATGGCGCACTCCTGCCTGCGGTGTTAGCGCATCACGCGGACGCGGTAGGGGTCGAGCATGGCCTTGATATCGGCGTCGATCAGCGTGTGGTCGGAGGCGACCAACGCCGTGACCTTGCCCTTCATGCCCATCATCGCCGCCCGCTCTAGGTAGGCGAACACGAGGTAGGCGCAGGCCGCCATGATGGCGTCGGGAACCACTACATAGCCGGCGGTGTAAGTAATCTTGATTTCCGTGTATTGCGCCATGTAAATGCCCGGCGGGAGCCAGATCTCGCCGGTGGCGTGGTTGTCAACGATCTGCGTGACGTCGATATCTTCCCACTGGGGCGGCCCGCCGAAAATGCTGGATAGCTCGAGCAACGACGTGGCGGGGAAAACCTGCATGCTGCTAGACGCCCGGCGCGGGTAGCCATAGCGCCCTTGGGCGGTGACGTAAGGAATCGTTGCCGGCGCCAGCGCCACCGCTGGTGTATAGCTCAGCAGGACGCGGTTGCGACCGGAGGGGAGGCGGAGTTGCTCCGTGTAGGAAGTCACTGCCATGGCGCGCTTGCAGTAGGTGTCGATCAGCACCGACGCACGGAGCACGAGGTTAGGCGCCAGCACGGCGGGGAGTCCGTAGGTTGCATAGTCGGAGGTCTGGAGGTACACGCTGGGCGCCATGGTGTACCTCCAGACCGTGAGCGGCTCGGTTTAGTTCTGGCCGAGGCCGTACCGGACGGCACATGTACCAGCGGTCGTCGTCTTGTTCAAGATCTTCACCTTGAAGCCGGAGAATGGATAGTTCACCGTCGTGCGCAAGACCACTACCGCGCTGGTGGCGCCATCAGCCGTTACGGCCTCTTGGGTTACGGTCTGTGCCGTGTCCAGGTACGTGGTGAGCGTCGCCGTGTAGGGGTGGGTCGACGTAAACGAGACGGTCAGCGCCCTTATACCGCTGTTGACGATCGCCGCGCCGGTGGCGGTGGCCTGCGAGCCCAGCGCCGTGGCGGAGGGGATGCCGAGTTGGGTCGGCGTGAAGGTGATGATCTGGTTGGGTCCGAGTGGGGGGTGATACCCCGTATCCATGGCCTTGGCATGTGGCGCGAGGGCACCGATCATACACAGCGCCGCCGTCAGGATGGCGAGGCCAAGGCGGGTGGGTTTGTTCGACATTTCTATCTCCTTCTCGGCGCCGTGGCGGGCCGGGTGGCGTGGCGTGAGACGGGTGGGCGCGGTGGCCGTGACCGGGTAGTGGCTACTTCTTCGCCGCTGCTACAGCAGGCAGCGCCGCGGGCTGTGCAGGCTCGATCTCGATGATCTCGCCACCGTCGCCATGGGTGATAACCGGGCCGACGCCGGGTCGCTGGAGGCCATAGGCGGGGACGAGGATGGTAGAGGCGATGCCTTGCTCCAGGAGCCACTTGGCGGTGCCATTGTCGTCCATGTTGGCGACGCCATCCCAGAACGTGGTGGAGACAATGCCCTTGTCGGCGCCGATCGCCGGGTGACCGGTCTCCGGGTTGAGCTTCGGGCTGTGGACGGTGTGGAGGCCGGTGCGGTGGTTGGCGGCGCCGACGAGGTACAGAACGGGCATGCGCCCTCCTTCGGGTGATCACGCAGCGGCGCGCCCTATGGCGGGCGGCGCGCTACGGTGAGGGCTAGCGGGTGAGGGTCATCACGCAGTGAGCGTAACTGGGGCCCTTGAACACCGGGGCGCCGAACAGCACCACGACGCGCTGCTGCGCCAGGTTGGCGAGCAAACCAAGCTCGAACACGCGGGGGATCTCGCCGCCGATGTGATGGAACTCGACCAGGGGCTCCGACACGATGACGATCGGGTAGTCGGTGTTCGCGCCGTTGGGCGTGGAGACCAGACCGGGATCGGGAATCAGGGGAATCAGCCCCGCCTGCGTCATGATCGCCGTGACCACCAGGCCGGAGGCGGTGGTGAGCTTGTCGACAACGCGCTTCGTCAACGTGACCTCTTGGTCGTACAGGTCCAACGCCTGCGGACTCGCATAGATGGCGGTGGGGCGGGGATTGAACGTCGTGTTACCCACCATCGCCGCGACTTGCGCCTTGATGGACGCCTCTATGCTGGCGCCAATGGCGATGGTGCCGGTGAGCGTGATCTGGGTCTCGCCGCCGACGTACTGCGTCGTGGTCGGGAGGGTCAGGCTGGTATCCGTGCCCGCCCAGATGGCGCGGCCGGCCACGAGGGTGACGCCAGAAATGGTGTCGAGCAGATCCTTGGCAGCCAGTGTACTGGACACGCTGGATCCCTGCTGCTTGGCGATGTCGATGTCGAATTGGGACAGCGTGATCTCGGCGCTGATCGCCTTCATGGCGAAGGACCGCTCCAGGCGGGTCGGTGCCACGCGGGTGGCGGTGATCTGGCGCGGGTTGGTGAAGCCGCCCTGGGGAATGGTGGTCTGCTCGAAGTAGCGGCTGGGGTGGCCGGTGGCGGGCTGCTTGCTGATGCGCGCCCAGATGGGCAACTCGCGCCGGACGATGTCCAGCACCTCCGGCTGATATTTGGGCGCCTCGATGGAGCCAGGCCCCATGAAATCCGCCGCCGCCTGGAGGGATTTAAACCCGGCCGTTTTAGTATCTTCTGCCATTGTGGGCGCTCCTTTCGGGATGCGACGGGGCGCCGGGTCCAATAGGAGCGGGCTAGTAGGAGCAGTCGGCCGTGCCTGAGTGGGCGGGTGGCCGTGCCTGGTTGGGAGCGCCTAGTTAGGCAATGCCATGAGCATCTGCGTGCGGGTGACGGGGTCGGTCATGCCCGCCTTGTCCATCGCCGCGGTGAGCACGGCAGCGGTCAACGGGGCGTCGTCCTTGGGGGTGAGGTCAGCACGGGAGAGCAACGCCGAGATGGCGGGAGATACCGTGACCCGCTCGGGCTGCTGCGCCTGGGCGGTGAGGCGGGCGGTGAGGCTGGCGATCTCCTTGGATTGGGCTTCCGCCGCGGCGGTGAGAGTGGCGATCGCCGGGTCGGGCGCGACGACAGCGGCGCCCTGCACCGACGCGGTGTCCTGATAGTTGTCGGCGTTGGCCTTCATGTGCGCCGCGTGCTCGCCCAGGGCGCCCATTGCCGAACTGTCACCATAGCCACTCTTAGCGGCGGCGGCGTGGAGGTCTTGCAGGCGGTCCAGGTCTTCGGTCAGCGCCGGGGCGCCTTTCTTGACGGAGGCGGCGCGGACGGGCATTGCCGCAGCGACGGCGGCGGTAATGAGCGTGCCGACCGACGCCAGTAGGTTGGTGTTGTTTGCGGCCAGCGCGGCGGCCAGTTCTTCGGGGGTCATGGTGTGTACTCCTTCCGCCGCGGCGGCTAGTCGGGTCTGCTCGTAAGCTGCGTCCCGCCTGAGCAGGATGGCGGCGCCAGTGAATCCAGTTGAAGCCTTGATGCGGGCCACGCCTGCGCGCTCCGGGGCCAAGGTCACGTCAATTTCAAAACTCATCCCGACGTTCTCGCCGGTGGCGTTGGCCGCCTGGATCGTGCGCACGGCGTCGGGAAAGTCCTTGTCCCAGAGCACGCCGCTGACGTGGATGGCGCCTGCCTCGATTCGCGCCTCGGTGATGACGCCAATTTTCTGCCGCACGTTATGCCCGGTCAGGTCGGAGATGTAGTTCACGCCCATACCAAGGAGCGTCGGCAGAATCTTTTCAGCCACGGTGGTGGGGAGGATCACGCAGTCCCCGCCACTACCGCCGGGCGCCTTGGTGCTGGGCGTGTCGAGTTGGCAAAGTATGCCGGTGAAAGGGTGGCGGTTCGGCGCGCCGGTGTCGGGCATGGCGAGGGCCATGGCCTGGAGGGTGAATAGCTTCATGGCGCCTCCTTCTAGGTCGGCAACTGCCCCAAGACCGGCGGAAATTACGGCGCAGCGGCAATTTGGATGTTTTGGCGGGGCGTCGCCGCTCCAGCCGTCCGGGGCGTCGAAGTCGGTGTCGAGGGCGCGAATCTGACCATCCATGGCGTCGCAATGCCCGCAACACCTGGCGTCCGACGTGGCGCTCCACTGCTTCAGTAGCCCCATTTCCGGGAAGTCGGCGGCCACGGCCACCATCTGCGCCAGGCGGGCGGCGTTCATCGCCGAGTTAATTTCAGTCCTGGCGATCCGCTCGAGCTTCCACGCCTCTTGCTCTATGGACTCGCCCAGCCGTTTGGCAGCGGGTCGGATGCCCTCGCCCATCGTGAGGCTCACACCGAGGGAATCTGCGGCGGCGGTGCTGATGCCGTCGCCAAACTTGGTCAGCAACGCCTCTTGCGGGTCGCTGATATGGAGGATGGCGTCGATCGGGAGAAAGGCCGCCACCTGGGAGGCAACCTCTGGATCGCCCACGTTGGCGGCGACGTCCTCTAGCGCGTGACCGGCGCCCATTTCGATCGCCGTGGTGGTGCTGCGGGCCAGGCTGGCGAGCATCTCCGGGATCGACTCACTGAGGACTTGCGAGACCTCGAAAATGGTGTGGGCGGCGTGTTGGCTGCGTACCGTGTCGCCGTGGCCGGTGTCGAGTAACTTGACCAGACGGGAGACCATCTCCTTCTTGGCCCGGCGGAAGATGCGCTGGAGGCGCATCCATGCAGTGGCTTCGAGGTCGAGGGCGGCGCGGGCGTGTTCGGCGGGGAGTGGGTCGAGGGCCATGGTGTGCCCTCCGATTGCCGCGCCTAGCTGAACATCAGGTTAGTTGCCTGTGTAAACTGGGGAAGGTTCTGGTACGGGGTGGTTGCTTGCTCCTGTGTGTCAAGGCGCCAGCCTCGGCCGATGTCGGAGCGTCGCCAGAGGTTGAGCATGCCGTCTTGGGTGATCGTGACCATCGTCCCGTCTTTGATTCTCGACACCACGACAAGAGCGCCGTCCTGGAGCATGCCTTCGATGGTCATGTACCGGACCTCCACGCCGCCGCGGTCACGAATGGCGACAATCTCGGGGTCGAGCGGGGCGAGTGAATCTCCCCAAGGCTCGACAACCTCACCATTCATTCCGATCATCTGGCGCCCTCCGGTTAATCAGCGAACGCCACCAGTAGGCGCTCTAGTAGGTCTGGCGCGATGATGAGCCCCGCCATCGGCGGAGGCGGCGCCAGTTGGTAGTCCAGGCGGATGCCGGTAGGGAAGTCCGCCATGGTCCACCTCCTGACGCCGGCCGGGGTCTAGGTGAAGTCCGTCGCCACGACCGCCAACGCCGCAGCCAGACCGCCGGAGAGGCCTGCCAGTGCGGCGAGGTCGGCGTTGATCAGCGCCGCGTCCCGGACGTGGCCCTTGATGGCGTTGAGTTGGGCGGTGATATCAATACCCGTGGCGAGGCCAAGGGTTTGATCGGCGCCAACCGCAGCGGCGATGGCGGTGGTGAGGTCTGCGAGTGCTGTTCCAGCCATGGGGAGCCTCCTATTTACGGGCGGGCTTGCGGCCCTTGGGTGGGGTGTCGGGGGTGCCCTTGGCGGGCTTGTCGTCGGGGCTCGCCACCGCGGCGGGCTGGGGTGCATTTTCGTCCGGGTTGGCGCTGGGCACCGTGGCGGCGTCTCCGCGCGCCTTGGCGATCAGGATGGCGTTTTCGGTGGCGGTGAGGGCGCCGCGCCCGCCTTCTAGCGGCTCCAGCCCTAGCTCGTGGCGGTGCTCGTCGGGGACCGTGATGCCCGCCCCGATGAGGATCTCCCACACTTGCGCCTGCGCCAAGTCGTCCTCGTTGGTGAGCCCCTCGAAGACGAACGCCAGGTCATACCAACCAAGCGCCCGGCCTATTGCCTCGCGGGTGAGATACTCCGCCAGCAGCCGCGCCATGGGGAGGATGGCGCCCGCGTCGTCGGCTTCCGCCATTTCCTCGGCGGTGGCGCGGTTGACGGAGGTTTCCAAGTTGAGTTTCTGCGGGGAGATCCCGAACGCCAGGGCGATGAGCCTGACCAGCCAGGACTGCCACGCAAGGCGGAGGTCGGCGTCGGTGCCAGCGCCAAGCTTGAGCACTTGCGCCATGGCGCCCTTGGCACCCTCGGCGGGAGATTCGGACCCGCCGATAATGGGCGTCTCGCCCTGGCCCTCGACGCTGTCCTGCCAGTAGAGCCGGAAGGCGTCCACCTGGTCGGGCGTGATCGACGCGCCCAGGTCGAGCATGAATGACGGCGCGGCGTTGCCGGCGATCTTGCTGGCGAAGTCGAAACTGGAGACGAACGCGCAAATGAGATTGAACGCCACCTCCACCGGCGTGAGACCGAATGGCGTGGAGGTGCGGGGGTTCATCCGCAGGTACATGAGTTGGTCGTTGCGGAGCGGGATGTCGTGGCCCGCATAGCCTACGTGTTGAACGTACCGAGCTTCGTTGGGGGCGCCGGTCCACGCCGGGTAGAGGCGGATCGTGGAGCCGTCCACCGGGAACAGCCAGAGCGGGTGGAGTGGGTCGGCGCTGACGACGATCTCCACCGCACCGGCGATGGTCATCGTGTCGTCAATGACCTGCTCCGCCAGGGAGCGGAAGGAGTCGTCTTTGTTGGGCGAGGACAGGCAGACGGTGACGATCGCCGCGCGCTTCTCCATATCCGGCGTCATCTCGAGGCCGGGCGCCGCTACGATCTTCCACGCCGCGGCGGCTACGGGGTTTTTTGTGACGTTGAGCGCCGCGCGGACTAAGGGGTGCTCCGCGAAGCGCTGGAGGTTGGCTTGTGTAGGCTTGGGGATGGGGCGTTGCGTGCCACCGCCGCGGAAGGCGTTGATCCAGGAGGGGTAGGGCTGGGTGCCGCGGGTGGGAGGTGCCGGTGCTGTCGGTGCGGCGTGGATGCGGGCCATGGGTTAGCCCTCCTACGGACGCGGTGGCGTTGGGTCCTGCTTGATGTGGATGTCGATCCCATTGCGGTCGAGCGCCTGCGCCCAACGCCAGCCAACGGCAGCGGCGAGCGTGGCGGCGAGCGTGGCGAGCATACCGGAGGCGAGGACACCCAGCCCGAAGCCGAGGGCGATGGGGGCTAGGTGCATGGGTGGGCCTCGCCGATCGTGGTGGGACGGGGTTCTTTCCATGCGGCCTTGAATGCAGCGAGTTGGACGGCGTCCACTTCGGCGCGGATGGCGTTGTGCATGGCGCTTACCTCAGGATGTCAAAGATGACCAGACCGCCGACCAACATGCCGACGGCGAAACTGATAGCGCACCAGGCGAGTAGCATGGCGGTTACCTCAGGATTGCGGCGGCAGTGAGGATGCCGATTGCGTACGCTATGCCCCATCGCACGAGGTAGCCCGTCCCATTCATGGCGCTTACCTCTTGATGGATCCGAACGAGAAACCGGCGGAGGGCGCCTTACCGTACAGTGTGAACTCTCGATATCGCAGGGCGTCCATGCCGTGGTCGTTGACCTTGAGCGGCTTGTCTTCGCCCTTTATAATGGCCTTGGGGTCCCACGAGTAAGAGCCAAATTCCTTGACGAGGTGCGGGCACTTCTCGCGGTGAATCTTGACCTTGCCATCTGTCAGGCGGTTGGACACCACCCGAATACCTGGCACCACGTCATTGTCTGCCGATGTGATGCCCTTGAATCCGTCCTTGCGAAGTTGGGCCGCCATGGACGAGGCGGAAGGATCGATGTAAATGTGGCGCGGTAGGCGGTTGCCTAGAAACTTGATCAACGCCTGCGAGTATTCGCCGTCCGTCAGTTGGCGCATCGTGTCGCGCCCGCAGTGGCGGTATTCGTCGACATACCAGCCCACATCAGCCTTGGCGCCAACCAAGAGCGCGTGAAAAGGGTTCTGTGTGCCGTAGTCAAGCGTGAGGTCAAACCAGTCAAACGCCGCAGGCTGGTCGACATCATCAAACCCATGGGCGTCTAGGTCGAATGAGTCGTAGATGACGCCTTCGGCCATGACCCACATGCCCTTGACCATGCGCTGAAACCACAACCCGGTGAAGCTGGCGCGGATGTCGGCCTTGTATTCTTCGGACAGGGCAAAGTTATCGTCTAGGTCGAAGTGGTGAACGGTCACGCGCCCGGAGGTTAGCGCCGCCTCGTTGCCGATGTAATCCTCATGGACCCAGTGAAACGGCGAGTCCGGGTTGGTCGTCCAGATGGCACGCCCGGCTCCCTTGGAGCAACGAAGGATCGACTGCTTCACCACCACCTGGGGGATCTGCGTCACCTCGTCAATGTAGCAGCCTTCGACCGTCATGCCGCGGATGCGTTTTTCGGCGCCAACGTCCCGAGCGCCAACACAGTGAATGGTACGGCCGAACAGGTAGAGGGTGTGATCGACGTAGCGGGAGTGCTCCGGGCCGACCATATCCAGTAAGTCGCTTATGACGTTGCGGTACAGGGTATCGCCCGTGACGCCTAGCATCAGGAGCCGCCCACCCTCGGACGTTTCCGACATGACGTAGATCACCCAGCGAATGATACTGGCGATCGTCTTGCCCGACCGGACGGCGCCTTCAAGGATGTTAATTCGGGTGAGTGGCGCCTCGATCACGTCGAGTTGCTTGGGGCTAAAGTCGCAGTAAGTGAACACTAGCCCCGCCCCGCGTTCCGCTTGCTCTGCTGAATGGCGTCGACCATATTTTGTAGCGGGTTGCCACTTGGCGCCGCCTGCAATCCGTCCTTCATGCCTAGCGATAGTCGGCCCATCTTGTCGGCGGCGGCCAGGGCGGCGATGTAGTCCTTGAGATCTTTCGGCGCGTTGAGGAACGCCACCTCCACGATCTCCGAGCCCTCCTTGGTGAAGCCGACAACCGATTGTGTCTTGCCTGGGTTCATCCATTCGGCGTAAAGGGCGCGGGCCTGGGCGGCAAGGCGGAGTGATTCGCGGGTCCATTCGGTGGCGTCGGTGAGTAACTCCTGCGCTATACGATGCGGCAATTCCGCCGACACCCTACCGACAACCTGCCGACAGTCGGAAACCCACGATTCAGACTTTGCGCGCCTTTCGATGGTGCGGCTTGATATACCATATTTGTCGGCAAGCTTTCGGTAGCTCGTGCCGCCCTTTAAATATTCGGCCTTGATGGCTGTCCAGTTCGGGCTTGCCACACAGGCGCCTCCCTTTATTCAATATCTCCGAAGCCGGTAGCGAAAACGGCTCATCGTGAAAGCGGCGGGACTTAGGAAGCCGCCCGCAGTGCAGCTGCGTAAGCTTCAGCAACGGTAATGCGGGGGCACGCCTGGAGCCTGCCAGATCGGCGCGCGCGCTCCGCCTGTGTGTCGGGGCTCTCGTCGCGGTGGTGATAGTCCGTCCGCCGGTCGGAGCAGTCGCCGGGGAATAGGGCGATGAGGGCCGCCAGGGCGGGGACGAGTCGGCGGGCGGCAAGGATGGCGGGATCTTCGCCGGTGGCGGGCACGAAGGCCGCGGGCGTGAGGTTAATGGTGCGGGTGGCGAGGTGCTGGCGGCTGACGACGGGCTTGGATGCGGCCTTTCGAGCCGCCTGCCTTTGCTTGTCGGTGACGACCACGGCGGCTAGTTGTTCGGCGATCTTTGATGCGCGCATACTGGCCTCCAATGCAAAAAGACCCTGAGCAGCAGCTCTTGGTCTTCGGTGTTTCCTCACATAAGCACGCCAAGGGCACGCCCAGCGTCACCCTTGATTGCTCAATATTACCCCGTAAGTCGGGCTATTTTGCGGATAGCAGCATAATAAGTTTTATGTACGCATTGCGGAGATATGCCCATAACGCGGGCGGCCTGGCTGTATGACAGGTTTTTTGCGGCGATAAGTTCGAACGCCTCGCGCTGGCGAGCGGTCAACTTAGCGAAGGCCTCGGGGGGAGTGAGGGCGGGTAGCATACGTCCCTCCACATGCGCGCGCGCACGAGGCCAGTATACCCCAAGCAAGCGTGAGTTTCACGGTATCGCCTGATGGCGTGGTCTGGGATGTGGCGGGCCATTTACCGAATGCCCCGTAAAGCCCCCGCCTTTAGGCGTGGGGATATAAGGGGCGCGGCGTGAGCCGCTGTAACGTCCAGCCGAAAACTTAAGCGATTCTGGGGTATAATAGACATGTGCTTAAAACCTTTCAGTACAGAATCTACCCGACGAAATCCCAAGAAACGGCGCTCGACGCCGCCCTTCGGGCCTGCCGGTGGGTGTATAATCAAGTTCTCGAAGCCCGCAAGACCGCCTGGGAGGCGGATAAGGTGAGCTTGAGTCTGTTCGATACGATGAAGTTCCTGCCCGGCTGGAAGGCCGATCATGACTTTCTCAAGAAAGCGCACTCGCAGACGCTTCAAAACGTCTGTGTGCGCGTTGACTTGGCGATGAAAGCCTTTT